GGCCCTATGTTGTGTTTTGCCCTCTATGTCTCAGAGGATGACAGCCTTGTCAGTGCGCTAGGATATCGCCGGAATCGAACCTGGAAAATTTACATCTTTGCCATCGATGTGGTAGTTTTACGGAAGCCTCTACCGGCTAATTTTTAAGGTGGTTTATTCCACTCTGGGTGTCGGAGTCTACTTCTAGGCGAAGTCGAAAGGCAATTGACGAATGATGAGCTCCGTAGCAAAGTAATTCCCCCCTGTCGGCAAGGCAGGGTTAACGAACGCGAACTGGCAGTTGGCTCCAGTGAGTCGAATTGCGGCGGTGAAAACACGCATCTGGTCTACGCCAGAGGTGGTTTCTATGCCGGAAAACAACGTAGAACGCTGCGAGTTTCGGTATACGTTTACGGGAGTACCAAAGTCCACCGTTACTGTGCTTATTCCTGTGTCGCTTGCAGTAGCCCCAGAGCAATGCGTGATTAGGGTGACCTCGATGGTCCCCCCAGACGTAATCTCTGGAAGTCTGAAACTACTGTTGTTGGGAAAGGTAATTGGTGCGTCCAAGTTATTGTATTTCTCCACTATGCCATTGAAGGGCGACGTAGCAGTACCAGTGACACTAATGCCATGGTAAACAATACTAGATACACCATACTGGGAATAAGTGATATTTGGGTTGTAGAGTTCGACCTCATAAGTAACCCAAAGCTCACCGATGATTCCAGTACTGGGGTTCGAGACTGTAGCCAAACTGAAATTGCACAAGTCATACAATCTCTGGTCTGACGATGACGGGGTGGGAGTGACTCGGACGAATAATTGTCCAGCAGCTTGCGTATTAGATTTACATTCGACTCCGTACAGACAAGACTGTGAAGTCTTGGTACTGATGGCGGTATCATAGTTCTCCATAACGAGCTTGTTCTGAAACTTTGGGTCGAGCACATTGTACTGGGCGGCCATGACAACCATTCCCAATGTTGAACTCGGAGCATAGTCTGTAGAACTGGTCCGATAAGAAAACATGAGTCGTTTAAACTTATACTTATCAAAAGAGTCGGCGATCTGGCTTAACCAGGGAAACGTGGCGGCGTCTCCTGGGTTCACCTTGTAGACTCTATTTGTGAAGGCTGAGGTCCCCGAGATGTCCCCCAAAAATTCAGTGTGCACTATCGTAGTGCCCCTTCCATGTCGACTGAATTTCGGGATGGAACTCCCGGAGCTCACACCCCGGACCAGAGAGTTTGCTGGATAATCACCATATCCGGTGTAATTAGCAAACGCCTGGCCCAGGGCCCCTCCAATTGCTGCTTGGCCATATAATCCTCCGATGGCCCCCCCCGCTTTCGCGAACGTACCTTTCGGGATTAAGGACAGTATCTTTTTCGCTTCTTGCTTTACCCGGGCTTTTATGGCGGCCCGGCTGGCCTCTGCATTATGCGGTGCAGTACCTATCTGTTGCTTGTTAGGCTTTCTTGTCATTCTGGGGTTTACCCGAAATAATCAAGCCCCCAGACTTGGTCTTGGGGGGGCGCCTACCTTTTCTGTGTGCACCGACACCGGTATTGTCCTGAGTTACGGACTTCGGTTCGCGCCAGTTGGACGATCCAGCCTCGGTCTCGACAACCAAGGCCTTCTTGCCCATAGCAACATTTCGTGCGGAAGCCGGGATACCCGGGTGTAAGCCATTGAAATGCCGCCAAGCGGACTCGAATGCTTCATCTCTATAATAAAACGCACCTCCTCGCGTTTGCAGAATCATATCGCTTAGTTTGCGGCCAAACGATTCGACTTCTCCCATAGAGATTCCGTAATACCTCAGGGTCCAATCCGACCCTTTTTCCAAAGTGACCCTCTCTTCTGATCTCGGCATATGTACAAGGGTTCCGTCTCCAACACTGACTTTGCCTCCCGCGACCGTTTTGTATGCATTAGCTAGATGGCTATAGATCGGACAGTAGTCTTTTGCCTCAACCGAATTTAGTTCAGAGAACATGCGCTGCGCAGGTGTTTCTCCTTTCTTCAAAGGGTTTACGGTAAAGCCTACTTTCTGTAGCCTCTTGGTTATCTCGGGAACCCACACAAAAGTGCTTATTCCTTTGACTAATGCTTCCACAGCGATCATGGAGCAATAAGTTGGCGTCTCACCAGAGTATTTAAATTTACTCTCTAAACCCAACTTAGTCATGTAAGACTCGACGGACTGGACCATTCCTTCGAGCTTGGAAGTGTCCGACAACTTGACAGCAATCAAGCAGTCGTCTCCCACAGCCATGATCCTACACTCCCCACCACCCACTCTGCCGAGATACTTCTTAACAGCCGCATAATTGCTCATGCAGTTGATAATCGTGTTCCCGACGCTGGTGTTGGGGTCGCCCGACTTTCTAGTGCCGACGCACTCGTACTTATAGAACCTAGTACGACCTTTGGTATCGCGCTGGAAGTCATAGGCCTGTTCCCAACACGACCTGACGCCCTTCCCTTCGACCAACCCATTGTCCCACTCCCGAAACACGACGTCTGCGAACAACTCGTAGACCGACTTTTCGGCATTGTGACACCCAATGGACTGCGTGGAATCAAATGAG